TTAAGTCCTTTTTTTCACGTATTGATCGACATTAACTACTTTTCCATCAGCGTTTTTCCAAAATTCATTTGGAGTGATTCTGATGAAGTCATGCTCGATTTTATCGCATAGATTCTTGTACTTATCATTGACCACGGTTCGAAGTGCGTTACATAGTTCAATGAATTTGTTTTTTCCTTCTTCATCTACAAGTTCGCTATCAAAATAAGGCTGCTGTAGCTCAGAAAAAATGGCAGTTCTAGAACTTTTCTTATGGGGGGCCACGATAAGTGCGATTTGACAATCTTCATACTCAAAAGCCCCTTTGTGAGCTGCAAAATTATGTCTTGCATGCATGAGTTCATCGTGAAACTCTCGTAGCTCTTCCGGGACATGCTTGCGATCAAAGGTAAATCTACGGTTTTGAGCCGAGGTAAAGCATCTTCCATAGAGTGCTAAAATTGCAAAATACATCCCCTTGGCAATAGCTGCGTCGGCCATCTGCATATCTGGGAAAAAGTTTTCTGAAGCAGTAAATGCCTGATTTTTATCATTTAGTATTTCCGACCACGCAATAAGATTTCTTAAATCTTTCTCAAGCGATCTGAAGGCTTTCATCTGCTCGATAAGATTGCCTTCAAGAGTTAACCTGGTAAGTCGCTTGCCTTTTTCACGGTACAATTTTGTAAATACACCCTTCTCATCTCGAAGTGTTCGTATTTCAACACTGCCACGTTGTTCAATTTTGATACATTCCATAGTTCTTCCTGCTGTGCGCAATTTTAGTTTTCAAGTAAAGACAGCGTTGAGCTACGCTCTGTTATCGAATGGGTTTAAATCAACCGCCGCATCAAGGTGATCAGGCGCAAAATGAGCATAGCGCATCGTCATCATGATCGTGCTGTGACCGAGTATATGTTGCAGTACCAGAATGTTAACATCGCGCATCATGAAGTAACTGGCAAATGTATGGCGCAAAACGTGAGTCCTCTGCCCCTTTGGTAATTCAATTCCAGCGCGCTTGAGCGCTGCTTTAAAGGCCTCATAAGCAGGGGGGAATAGGGTGCCACGCTTTTTCGGCAAAAGCTTTTGTAGCCGGTCAGAAATTGGCACAGTGCGGTTCTTTTTGCTTTTTGTCTGGGTGTAGGTGAGGCGACCGGGCAAAATTTGAGATTGCTTTAAATCTTGTGCTTCGCTCCAGCGCGCGCCGGTCGCTAGGCATATCCTGACGATATCCATGCCCGCTGGCGTGAACATTTGATGATCGCAACTAGGTACGTCCAGAAGAAATCTTCCCCCTACAGTAGCGCCCCGTGTCTTACGGAATGGCTGGCCCAGAAAAAGGCGAACCGTGAATACCTTAAGGCTATGGAACTGGAAGACCAGGACACGGGCGAACGCATATCACTGATCGATAAAATTGCCGGTAGTGTTGCCAACCCGGCTAACCGCCGCCGCGAACTCATGACGAGAATGCGAGGCTTTGAAGAACTGGCGAAGCTGGAATCTCTGGCCGGTGATTTCTACACGCTTACAGCACCTTCCCGGTATCACGCCATGCAGCACAATGGACGCCGCAATAATAAATACGCTGGCGCTTCACCACGCGAAACGCTGCATTATCTTTGCAAGGTCTGGGCACGAACCCGCGCGGCATGGAAGCGGAAAGGGATCCGTATCTTTGGCTTTCGCGTGGTCGAACCGCATCATGATGCAACGCCGCACTGGCACTTGCTGCTTTTTATGCGTCCTGAGCACATCGAGCAGGCGCGCGAAATCTTCCGTAAACATGCCCTGAAAGAAGACGGCCACGAACCGGGAGCGCAGGAAAACCGCTTTCAGGTCGTGCCGATCGACGAAGCCCACGGCAGCGCAACCGGCTACATAGCTAAATACATTTCGAAGAATATCGACGGCTTCGCGTTGGATGGTGAGAAGGACGACGAAACCGGGGAAGACTTGAAAGAAATGTCTCTCCGCGTTAGTGCATGGGCGTCGCGCTGGTCTATTTGCCAGTTTCAGCAGATAGGTGGTGCGCCGGTCACAATATATCGGGAACTGCGCCGCCTGGGAGATCGTGAGCTGGTCTTACACCCTGAGCTTGAATCAGCCCGGCAAGCCGCGAACGGTGGTGAATGGGATAACTACGTATTAGCCCAGGGTGGCCCGCTGGTTGAGCGCGATAAGCTGCGCATCCGCCTGAATTATGAAACCACCGAAAACGGCAACGCATACGGCGATGACGTCCAGCGAATCACCGGCATCTACTGCCCGATTACGGGCAGCGACTCTTTGATCTTCACCCGCACCACTCAATACAAAATCGTGCCGAAGCGGCAGGGCGCCGATGGTGTGGCCGTTGACGTTGGTTTTTCAGGCGGCAGCGCCGCCCCTCGGAGTTCTGTCAATAACTGTACACGGGATCCCGCGGCAGGTGCAGACGGTCTTGAACATGCCGATCAGGAAGTGAGCGAGACGGTGAATTTTGATGCACTTTCCCGCCAGGAAAAGAAGGAGCTGGCGCAGAGGCTTAGTGACGATGTGCGGAGTAAACGTAAAAAGCGGCTACCGGAACGGGAAGAGAGGGCCAGGCTATCAGTCAAAGAGCAGCAGATCAGTGAACTGCTGGCGCTGCGTGGGGTTGATGCCAGTGTAGGGATGATAAAATCAATAATTGCGGGAGCGCATATTGGCTATGGTGATCTCATTTTCGCTGTTAAAGATGGGCACCTAATCGTTAACAATCGATTGGACACAAACTTCGAAGTTGCAACTAAACAAAAGATGGCGAACATTTTAGATAGAGATAGAATACTAGGAAGGTTGAAGAAGGCATTGTATGCAAAATGATAGAGCAAAAATGATGCCTCGTTGTAAATGTGGTCACTTATCACAAGCTGGGATGGGTTATGAGTGTTACGAAAATAGAAGTAAATGGTAAGCCCAAAGGAACTGTTATTTATGATAATGTCAAGAAAACCATATGGTTCTATTTTTCTGTTTCGATTTTAATTCTTGGTGGAATGTATTTTTCACGTTTTTGTGTTGAGCCTTATAAATATCTTTTGATTAGTCCATCTTTTTATAATAATTCCTATCTTAACTGGATTACTGGTGTTTGGGGCAGTTTTTTAGGAATACATGGTACTATAGCTGCTTTGTCTATAACCTTCATGGGGATGTTTGTTGATCAAGTTTCTAAGACATCTGAGCATGGTTTTGAACCTTTGTCTAAGGTATTAATACTAAGGGAATATGATTTTTTAGGGTTTAGTGTTCAATCTGTCTGCAGCCTTCTATGTGGCGTGTTTTTACTTCTTATTGGTAGTGGTTTGATTGGGTATTTTATTTCATCTTTCTTTTCTTTGTATTTTATTATTAAATATGGAGTTATGTATTATAGACTTTATCATATTACAGAAGAACCTGGTGTTATTAATGGAGTTTTATTAGACTCTATACGATCCACTGGAGCTAAATATAACGAGCTTAACAAGCAGCGTAAGGAATTAACTAATGAATTTTCTAAAGTTATTTCTGGTAGTACTTACTATAGTGATGACCAAAGTGCTTTTTACTTAAGTGACGATGCGGTAACGTTAAGTGTTTTTCCTAACGAAACTGATATTGTACTCTCGGGTTATAAATCAAATGTGTTTAGTCAACTTGAAATTAAAATCACTGAATTTAATCTGAAACACAATCCTACTTTGTATTTCTCTTTGTCATTTTTATCACACATATCAAGTTCTTTGATAAAAATCATTCCCTCTGTTGACTCTGATTTAACTGAGGAGCATATTTCAGAAATTGAGTCAATTTTAAGAAAGGGGCTGATTTATAGTTCTACTCCTTATGTTTACAGTGAGTTTAAACAATTTGAAGAAGCACTTGTGGTAAACGTTAGAAACAGTTTGCTGAATGGTGATGAGTGGTCGTTAGATTTTGGTGTGCGTATTTTTTATGAATTAACCTCAAGCGAAAACTATATCTATACATTAAAAAATATAGATTTATCAATAACGTCTTCAAATACTAAGGACCTTATAAAGACATCATTGTTAGCAAAATTTTTTGAAAAAATGATCTCTGAGTCTATTAATCAAAATGACCTTGAGAAAGCAGCTAATATTATGCGGTCATTAATCGATCTCGCAAGGTATATTTATAGTAAAAATAATTTTTTCGATTTTTACAAAAGAATTTTTAGATCTTTTGACCACCGAGTGAGGTATCGCTCCGAAGAGTCAAATTATGTCTTTTTAGATTTATATACATCCACTGTTTTGCGAAACTTAGTTTATAACAATTATGCGGCATTCAAAGTTGATACTGAGTTTGTGACTAAAAGACTGCAATATTTAGATCTTAGTAACGAGACAGATCATGACTCACTGAATGAAATGCAGCGTAAAATGTTACGTTGCTTATTTGAAGTGATAACTTTGTTAATTATGCGGATAGAACATGTGGAGAAAAAGGGAAGTGAATACGAAGAGGAGCTTAATGATTTGATTTCATTGTTGAAATCTTGGGTTAATGCTAAATTTTTGCATGAGTTATATTATAAAAAAGAACTATATGATGTGCTATTTTCTATACCTCAGGAGTTTTCTGTATTTGATGCGGAAACTAAGATTCGAGAAATTCCGGATGGAGAGGCGACGTGGCGATCGGTTTCGAACGATACTTACAAGATGATCGCATTTATTCTTACACAAAGCCCCTTCAACAATAATCAATTCAACCTTTTATTTGTTAGAGATGCGTTTCAGTTCAAAGATGCAACATCTATATTAACGCATCAATTAAGCTCTATTGTGACGTACATGAATGGAGAATCGTTTTCTAACTTATATAAAATTATTACTAAAAATGATGTTTCAAACGAAAATAATAAAAATCAAGTTGTGGCGAAATTGGAATCAATTACCTCAGCATTAAATGCCTTAGTGTTGCGTAACGTAATTGAAGCAGAGTTAGAGCCTTCATTAGTTATGAAATACAGTAACGAATTAAAACTTTCCGTTGAGAAACTCTTTGAATTAATCCTGCCTTTAGATGCAATCCCTTTGGAGGTTGATGTAGATGGAATTGAAAGATATCTCTTAATCAATAAACGGGAGGTAATAACCTCAATAGATGGGGTTTCTTATGAGATGAACATTCACAATCATAGCCAGTGGTTGATATATGAATGGATTCGGGATGTATTGAATAATATTGATGTAAATGTTGCAAATATTATTAATATTAAAGATTCTCAGGACTTGTTAACCGAAAAATTAATCACGATTGAATATAAGGTTGAAAATATGGTTAATACATTTAGGCATTGTAGAGGTTTAAAGATTACTGATAAAGAAGGGCATTTGAATTTAAATGGCTCTGGATTGTATTATTTGGATTTGTTAAATAATTTTGAGTTAGAGAAAACAAAAGAAATACTATCTGTAAATATTGAAAGGATTTGTGATGGCAATATTGGGTTCATTAAGGAACGATATGATTTTGAAAATGACAATCCATATTTATATTCAATTTTAAATGCCACATTTAACATCGTTGCGAAACCAAATCATACGTGTAACCTCTACTTCTTATCAGAGGAGATATGTCAATTAGTCAATGAAAGGCAGGAAAGGGAGATGGAACAGTTAGTTAGAGGGAACAGAACGGATAATCCTGATAACAGCAATGTGTCTTAAAGGTATGAATTAGATACACCTTGAGGTCATTGCACAATATCTCACGCATATGCACAACTTTTGGATAGGGAATTTTATCGAGGCAGACCAGGCGGGGCGGGCCTTCCGCTGGTCTGCACATTTGCACAAAAAAGCGGGGTTTCTGCGTGCGGGCGAGGCGAGGGAATGAGCGCGCGCTGAGGGGGAGGATAGGGTGTGCATCATCTGCGCCGCATTTCGCGCCGCTCCGCCTCGCTGCTGCGTCGTTTTCGGTTCGTCGTGGTGGTCTGAGGCAAAAGAAAAGCCCCTGCCAGCAGGCTGCTGAGGGGCTTACGTGCGGTGTGGTCAGTTGCGGCCGTGCTGGCCGCTCCACGGTGGTGGTGGGTGTGTCCGGGCTGGCGTCAGATCGCTGCCTGCAATAGTGCGTAAGGGTTGAAGCGCACCACATCGATCCCCAGCCAATCGTTTAACTCTTTCAGGCTTTCTTGTATCGGGGCCAGTTCGTTGATGGAAAACACCTTCGCCGCTTTCTCTACGTCGCCAAAGCCACCGGAGTTATTCGGCATTACCCCCATCAGAACGGGCGGCACGCGGTGCGCGGCTAACAGGTCGTCGCGGGTGGCGTCTTTGATGCCGGTAAACTCATCCTTCGCCGCCACCTGGCTGAATGGCATAATTTGCAGGCCGTCTTTTTTTCCGCCCGCTGCGTAGACAAACAGTTTTTTAAAAGCACCGTTGCCGCGTGCATCTTTCAGCGACTTCTTAAGCTTTTCCACATCGTTATTATTCGCTACCGGGTCAGTGAGGTAGACGATCACCCCCGCATGACTGCCGTTAATGTAGTAGTTGCGGCGAAATACCGTTGCTTCACCGTTCAGCATGGCGCTTTGTAGCGCGGCGAGATATTCCGGCGCGCCGTAGATCTCCTGGTGCGGGCTGGGGTTCTTGATCTGGCAGACGCTGCCCGGTTCGAACGCGTGATCGTCAACGTAGCGCGGAACAAACCAGAATTGCGCCGGGTTTATGCCGCGCCGCGTATATTTTGCCTGGCTGTGCCGCAGCTCGATCTGCTGGCCGAGTCGGTTGCGGCGGCATTCCATGTAACAGTTACCGAAAATTAAATAATCCTGCACCCAGGCGGTGAACTCCTGCCGGGTCAACAGCGGGTGCGGTATGTAGCAACTGGCGATAACATTGCGTTTAAATATCAGCGGTGACTGGTGATAGGCGGCAACGTCGCAGCCCGTAGGGGCTGATCGGTGGTTCATACCAGCGGCCATTGTTATGGCATTCGAGGCACTCCATAAGAGACGCGCGATCGTTGACTGCGATCGGGTCGCCAAAGCTGAAAGAGTCCACGCTTTCCAGCGGGGTGGCTGCGTTGCTGGCCGTGCTGGCTGGCGCAGCAGTTGGCGCCCTGAATTTCTTTTTGCCGCTCAATTAAAACTCCTCCACAAAACTGCCGTTATCGGCCCGGTATACGACGCGCTGCCGGACTGCAAAGAGCTGAACGAAACGAAGCGCATGGAGAAGGCCGCGCAGGATCTGGCGATTGCCGGGATGTGGATTGCCGAAGATGACGGCGTACTCAATCCCCGAACGGTCAAAGTTGGCCCGCGCCGCATCATCGTGGCGAACAGCGTAGACAGCATGAAACCGTTGCTCACAGGCGCTGATTTCAATGTGGCCTTTACCGCAGAAGAACGCCTGCAGGCATCTATCCGCAAAATCATGATGGCCGACCAACTGCAACCGCAGGACGGCCCGGCGATGACCGCCACCGAAGTGCATGTGCGAGTCGCGCTGATTCGCCAGCTGCTCGGCCCGGTCTATGGCCGCTTCCAGGCTGAATACCTGCAACCGCTGGTAGAGCGCTGTTTCGGTCTGGCATTCCGTGCCGGTGTATTCCCGCCAGCGCCGGATAGTCTGCAAAACGCTAATTTCAATGTGCACTATATCTCGCCGCTTGTCCGCGCGCAGCAGCTGGAGAACGTCACCGCCATTGAACGCCTTGGCGCGAACGTGGCGAATCTGGCGCAGGTATCACCCGATGTGACCGACCTCGTAGACACCGACGAAGCAACACGCGTGATAGCGGATGCGCTGGGCGTACCGGCGAAAGTCATTCGCTCGTCTGATGCCGTCGAACAGCTTCGCCAGCAGCGCCAGCAGGCGCAGCAGCAACAAGCAGGGCAGGCACTCATGATGCAGGCGGGTAGCGAGGCGGCAACCACAGCAGGGCAGCAGGTGGGCGCAGCACTGGGCCAACGAGTAGCGGGGGGCTAATGGCTACTAAACAAGCATCACCGGCGGACTACAAACGCATTTTTGAGGAAATGCATGGCGGGCCGCAGGTGCTGGATGAATTAACGCGCCGATTCGGGCGTGCGGCGTACGTCGCCGGCGGTACCGAAGGTGACCGCGAAACCTGCTACCGGGCTGGGCAACGTGCCGTACTCGATTTCATTCTGATGCAAATCAACCGTGCAGATGGAGTAAACGACGATGTGGAAGATTAAACACTTATTCATGAACGCCGAGCAGGGCGCCGAAGCGCCAGCAGGCAGCACAGGGGGCAATGATGGCGGCAATGGCGGTGGTGCTGAAAATCCGGGCGCTGGTAATTCACTACTCAGCACCGGCTCGGGCGAACAGGGCGCGAATGACTGGATACCTGAAAAATTCCGCGTTGTGGGCGAGGACGGAAAACTCAGTATTGAAAGCTCAGCCCGCAAACTGGCGGAGAATTACTCTCTCCTTGAAAAACGCATGGGCAGCGGCGACGCGCCGCCAAAAACTGCTGATGACTATGCCCCAGAGGTAAAGGCCGAAGGCTTCAACTGGGAAGAATTCAAAGCTGACCCACGCATGCAGTCGTTTATGAAATCGGCGCACGGCAAGGGGATCACCAACGACCAGATGAGTTTCATCATCAGCGAGTATGCGCAAATCGCCCCGTCGCTGGTCAACGGTGCGGCGGAACTGGATGCTGAATCCGCTACCACGCAGCTGCGAGAAGTCTGGAAGACTGACGCCGAATTTAACAAGAATATCGGTCTGGCCTTCCGCGCATTCAATTCCCTGACCGATGAAGGTGATCGCGGCCGCATCGATGAAATCGGCAATAACCCTATGGTGATCCGCATGCTGGCGAAAATCGGCGCGGAAATGCAGGAGGACGCACCGGCGGGCGCCGACAGCAACCCGGCAGAGCAGCAGACCATCCGTGACCTGATGAAGTCCGAAGCGTACATGAATCCGAAGCATACCGACCATGAGCGCGTATCTGCACAGGTGAAAGCGTACTACCAGAAGCGTTACGGCGATCAAACCGTAGCGTGACATGTCACGATAAGCCAATCGAAGCCAGCCTGACCCGCTGGCTTTTTTATTTGGTCGGGATTCCGACCGCGCACCTCGCTAACAATCATCCCACAACCAGCCCGGTGGGGACGCCGGATAACTGAATTTTCCCGCAATGCGCCAGCGCCAACCGCATTGTGCTGATTTGGGCCGGGAATACCGACAACCCGCAGGCGATACTTTCTGGAGTGATTGTTATGTCATTTGATACCGCTAAGAACATGATCACCGCTGCGTTTATCCAGCAGTTCCATGATTCTTTCGAAATTGCCGTACAGCAGAAGGATTCCCGCCTGCAAGGTGCTGTTTACGACCGCGGCAACATCACCGGTGCGTCGTTCACTATCAACGATATGGGTACCATCGAAATGACCCAGATCACCGAGCGTTTCGGTGATACCGTCTGGGATCTGCCTGATGCTGGCACCCGTAATGCGCTGATGGCCGACTATGGCGTATTCGTGCGGTGGAAAAGCGCGACCTGCGCAAACTGCTGGCTGACCCGCTGGGGCCATATTTGCAGCTGA